CTGCTGAGTCGTGCCATCAGCAACCAGCGTAAGGTTGGTCGGCGCGGTGATGCTGAAAGGATTCGGCAGCGTCGTGTTCGGTGCCTGCGTCACCGCGATCTCGTCCGAGACGGTATAGCTGTAAACAGTCGAATCCATTTCGCGCAGCGTCATGTCGACCGCCAGCTGTGGCGGCTGACCATCAGCCACAAAGGTCCACTCCATCACTTCAAAAACCTTGTTCGTCCAGCCCAGCTTGGTGTTGGAGATCATCACCGTCTCTCCGGCGCGTAGCTGCATTGCTTCTAGTCGGAAACGAGCAGTCAGGATGATCTCTTGACGTGCGCGTCGCAGTTCGATGACCGCCAGTCGCTGGGCGCACGACGGCGAGATCGTAAACGGCAGCGATACGTCGCGCGTGTACTTGATGCCGTTGTCCTCGGTGACGTAGGTCGTCGACGTGATGACTGGGAAGTCGGCCGGCTGCCACTGGTTCTCGGACGAAACGTAAACGCCCTTGACGGTGTTGACTCGATCTCGCGCGCTCGTGCGAGTGGTAACTGACATTGGCCCGACGAAGTGCTTCTCGTTCAGGCTGATCGTCGGAATCTGATACGTCGCAGCGTACATCACCACCTTGCCGGATGAGTACGCAATCAGGCCGCCCATCGCGGAGAGCAGCTTTGCAATCGCGGCGTCCGGTGCCTCGCTGGTCGTAATGCTGCCGTGTGCTTCGTAGCGGTTCTCGTAGGTAGCCGGAGACAGTGGCAGAATCTGCACCTGCTCGTCGCAGACATTGGCTGCTACGTTGCAGGCGGTGTCGTCGATTTCGGCACTCGCCATCGCTAGACCAAGCGAAGACGTGAGGTAGTCACGCAAGCACAGCGCAGGATTGGCAGAGTATGCCGTCGTCGCTGTGCGAGGATCGTAGACCTTCTTGCCCTTCACGATGAAGGACACGTTGGGAATGCCACCAACGAACACCTCGGTGTTCCACTTCAGCCGAACGTAAACGCAAGCGATGCCGGTCAGCTTGTGCGCGCTGGTCCACTTTCCATCGGTCAGCGAGGCGGTGTCGGTGACTAGCGTTGAGAAGGCGGTCTGTCCGGATGCGCCCAGCTTCTTGTAAATGTCCGCGTAGCCGGTGTACTTTCCGGTCGCGCTACCATCCGCCGATCCAGTCAGCACCAAGTCCTCATTAAAGTAAACGTCGCCGATCTCCTGCACCTCATGGCCTGCAACGGCGATCACCATGTGCAGATATTCATTCTTGGTTCCAGTAACCGAAAGATAAACGACCGTGCCAGACAGCTTGCTCTGGCCGTAGATGATCTGACGCGCCGAGATTGGTGAGCGCACCATCTGACCGCGAGAGCCGAGCGAATCGGCCATGCTCGGCATTTTCGGCGTAAGCAGCTTTGAGGCCGCCATCGAAGCGCCCACCACTGCCACAGTCTTGACGATCCAGATCGCTGCTGTCTGCGAAATTGCGATGCCTGCCGTCTGTAGGCCAAGCCAGAGATAGTACGCGGCATTTACAATCAGATTCGGCATGGCTTAAAGTTTCCAGAAACGAGCGTCTGCTTGAAGGCCAGTTGGCAAAAATTCTAGGCCGTGCTTTGCCACGAATGCGGACTGCGCACCGAGGACAATTCCGATACAATCACCGTCGCCCGAATCCCGCACGATCAGATCGCCGGCGGTCGCCTCGCTCACTGAGGCAGGCCGAGCAACTTCTTTCAGACAGTGGTTCACGAACGGCACTAGGCCGCCAAGAGAGGCGGTGAGACGATGCGCACCGAGTGCCGAGTTGTACCGTCCGCGGAATCCATCTGCGAGATCGTATCCAGTTGCTGTCTTGATCCAGTCGGCAGCGAACAAGCAGCAGTCATGGCTTCCCCACTCAAACGCGCGGTCGCGACGTTCGTCGATAAACTGCGCGAGAAGCGTGCGCCAGTTGTCGACTCGGCTCATATAATGCGGTCTGGATTGCGATCAATTTCTGGCGCGTCATTGCCGCCGTTCCACAGACCAGGATTGGTCGGATTAGGACTGCCCCAGTAAATGGTTTTTTCCTGAATCGCCGTGACGAATTCTAGACCCTTGTCGGTCGGATCAATGGCGGTCTGTTCCTCGTCGGTGTAGCGACTCTCGCGGACACGTCGAAAGTCGATCAGTCGCGATTCAGCGCTCATCGTAATCTGCGCTTGCTCGCCATCGTCCGAGATAGCCATCACGTCCATCTTGCCGACAAACACAGTCACAGGTGACGCGATCAGCGAGGCCGTCGTCGACAGCGCACCGAGCATGATCGAGCAGTTGCGGCCTTGGTAGTCCTCGTTGAGTGCAAGAGAAATGTACGCAGTCGGAACTCCGGAAAGCTGGAACGTGACTCCACGCGCCGACAAGTCCGTCGTCTCCTCAATTGGTGCGACGTTCCCGAGATCTCCCAGACCAAGATACCCCTTGCCTGCATAGGTCAGCGTTCCGTATCCAGTCCACAGGTAAACAGGTGTCGAAAACTCCATGTCCACCATAAGAATTGGTGACAGCTGCGCAGTGGTGACCTCGGCCACCATGCCAGCCGTCATGGTCCTGCCTGCTGCGGTAATGCTCATTGTGGAATCTCCTCGACGATAGAAAACGACACGCCGTAGATGCCGGCCAATTCAATCGACCAGTCAGTCTGATTGTTTCCTAGGCGAAACACACCTTTAGGACTTGAGGTCACAATCGACGTGCCGCCTGAGTAGCTAGCGCGCAGCACTGGAAACACGTCAACAGAACTCGATGAGTTCACCTGAATGACCTTGTAGAGTGACGTTGAGATTTGCAGCCAGTCGCCAACGGCAAAGGTGCCAGTCGCGCCAGAGATGCCTAGCGTCGTTCCGTTGGCCGTGGCACTCGCCACCGTCAGCGTGCCGGTGACGTTGCCTCGCGGCGCGCTGTTGCTGTAATCGCGAAAGTAAAATGTCCCACGCTGTGCAGCCAACAGAAACGCGATGACCTGCTCGGCATCTGAGCGCACCATCGGAGGACATTCGACTGAGCCAAGCCAGCCCTGCCCAGGCCAGTTGTACTGCTGCACCTGAAACGTGAATGGCGACACCGAGCGTGAACGCGCCGAGACTCCGGTCAGCGATAGCTTGCTGACCTTGAACGGCGAAGGCGGCGTAAGTGGATAGGAGATCGGCATGGCTTAGGCAAAGGCGCTCCGGTAGGAACCACCGCGGCGCACAAGGTCGGGAATCTCGACACGCAGACGCTTGCGCTCATTATCAAGGATCGGCTGCAACTCAGCCCGAGATACGCCGGACTGGATATTGTAAGAGATGTTGATCGTTGGACCGCCGGCCGCGCTGCCCATTTGTCCCATCCGGTCGTTAGGAATCACGGTGCCGCTGGTCCCAGAGATAAAGAGTTCTGGTCCGCGTTCCCCAACTACATAAGGCGAGCCGGCCTTGGCGGGTCCACCTTCAGCCAAGAAGCCAAGACCAGCATTGATGAAATTACCAATGGACGACGCCAGCGGAGCCGTAATGACGTTGCGAAAGATCAGCCGCATCAGATCCAGCGCAAGGTTCTTCAAAACATCGGACAACTTCTCGCCGGCAAAAATAGCATCTTCAAAGCCCATCGCAATCATCGCGCCGGCTTCGTTGCCAAGGCGACGCTGCTCCTCAAGCAGCGGCAACATATCCTTGTAAACGGCGACCAGTTCCTTTTGCAGCTTGGTTCGGTTCTCCAGATCGCCAGCACCAGTGGCGGCGAGTTTAGCCACTAGCTCAGTCTCTCTCGCCTTTAACGCATTCAGCTGCTCGCCGTCTGATGCTTGCCGACCAGAAACCAGCGCCCGCATCCTTTCAAAGTCTTCGAACGATGCGGTATAGTCCTCCATCGCCTTGCGTCCAGACTCGCCAGACGCTTCTACAATTTGCTTGATGCGACGCTCTGCTTCTTCGCTTGTCAGGAGCTGCTTGTGCTTGAGTCCGATGACGAGATCAATCTGCCGTGCGTACTCTCGCATCGGGTCCAACATATCCTTTTCACGCTCAGCAAGCCCGACCATCATTTGATCCGCCGAAATTCTTGCCTGCTCTGACTCGTCATTTGTTCGGCGAACAGCGTCGATCAGCTGCTCAAATTCATCGGTAACTTTACCGACTGCTTTGCCGAAGTCATCGGCTCGTTTATCAAATCGAGCGCCCGTGATCTGCGAATCTAGTTTTGAGATCTGAACATTTAGCTTTGCGTATTCAACATCCAGTTCTTTTAGGCGATTGGCTTCTTCAACAGTAGCTGCACTATCAAACGTGGTGACAGTTCGCACCCTACCAGTGCGATCCATCGTCATTGTTTCTTTTGTGACGACCGCAGTCTTCTTCCTAAGCGACTCAATCTCACGTTCCATCTCGATGCGTTTTTGCATCGCAGACTTGAGCTGGCCTTCCTGCGTTAATGCCTCAAAAGCGGCCGTGCCGTAAATCTTTTTAACTTCCTCTGCGGTTTCTTTGACGATCTTTTTAACGTCTTCAAATCGCGTGATAAGTTTTCCTATGGCGTCGACTGCTTTATCAATCGCAGCAGTGAGCGAAACGCCCAGAGCAGAGGCAAGGCCAAAACCGAGCGCCTTGGGATCGAAAGCGCGCTTCATGAAAGCCGCCGCCGCCGACGACGACTGCTTCAACTGAGCAAGCGAGTTTTGGATATTACCAAACGCTTGTCGAGTCGCGTCAACTGCGCGGATAATGAATGAGGCTTCAGCCATGTTTTTTGGTCACTTGCTGCTGATGGTGAAAATAGGCGAGCCAACCAGTCAATTCCTGAGCCGGCATCGCCATGACCTCATGCGCAAACTTGCCGAGCTTTTCCGCTAATGCATAGATGGCGAGGAGGTCGGCACCCTCGCCACCGTGGATCAGTTTTTTAGCTCTTCAACTGGCGGCGCAGCCTCCGACAGAATGAAGTTGGCGACACGCGCAATGAGATTTGAGTCGGCCTTGTGCAGCAGGGTCATCTTGTGGTCAGCGTTGAACAGCTTGTTGCCGTCCTTGTCTGCTGCCTTTAAGATTAGAACATCGACTAGAAGCTCCATGTCGTTGTCCTTGGCCTTGCGGTAAAGCCGATTTTTCTCCGCCAGCGTGACTGGCGTTGCGTAGATCGTCAGCTTCCACTCGGGCACCTCAATTGAGCGGGTGCCGAGCGCGGCGAAGTGTTCGCGTACTAGGTCGATTGCTTCCATTAGACCGTAACGGTGCTCAGAGCGCCGTTCCCTTCGATGGAAATTGCAGATTCTACCATCCCGTCAAACGCGGCACTGATATCAAACTTGGTCACGATGCCGCCGCCAGTATAATAGGTAGAAGTCGAAGCGGTTCCTTCCGGATAAAGATTGACCGTAACAGAGGAGCCGATGGTCAGCGAAAGCTGGCCGGCATCAGTCTCGTCCCAGTACAGATCGCCCGAAACCGACCAAGTCTTCATGGTCGCCTTGCGGCTGCGGTATGTATCTCCGATGGTTGAGTCCTCGACGACATCCGACGAATGCGCCAACGAGTAGTTCCGCAATTCGCCAATGGTGGTGCTGCTGATTCGAACGGTGCCTTCGCGGCCCAGGTGGTTTGCCATATTAGTCAGTGGTTAGATAAATGCAGTTGAAAGTATGACGCGCGACGCCCCAGCGCTTGTCCTCGTCGTCCTCCATCACATATTGCACAGATGTCAGATGTAGGTCGTCGCAGACACCACCTAGCGTGACATCCTCCAAAACCGCGGTCTCGACCGCAGCCGAGCCGCTGTCAAAGAGGTCGTCAATGTAGGTCACTCCGGTTTGCGCGGTAAAATAGTCAACGTGAACTGAAAGTTGCCGGTATTGTACACGATTGCTTGGCGCTAGCGAACGCACTTCAATTTGCTCGTCGACGGCATAGACTGCCGCCGCCGGAAACGACATTGAGGTTAGGGTGTTATTCCGACCTCTTAACAGGTTAGCGGTCGGCACGATTGCACCGCCAGCAGTTAGCTTGGCAGCAATCGCGTTGCGAATTTGTGTGCGTGTGCTCATGCAGAGAGAAGCGGAGGTGTGGCGGCCGGAGGAAGTCGGTCACCTTTAACTCGTACAAATCCAAGATTGACTGCGTGCCCAGCCAAAACACGCTGAAGTTTTCGTTCAGTGACGGCAATGCGTCCACTCAATGCAGGACGGACAACGATTTGCTGGTATCGCGGAATCTTGACGTTCAGATTTCGCGCGATGATAAACGGATTTTTACTGGTATAATCATACGTCACGACGCCTGCCTTGTTCGCCAGCTTTTCCGCAAACTTCTTATACTTGGCTCCAGTCGCCTTTGCTGTAGGGATCCAGCCGGCCAAATGCCAGCCAACGCGCGAGGCCAAACCTACCTTTTCCTTGTTTCCGATCAACGTGTTGAAGTCCTTACGGTAGGCTGCAAACGGTCTATTCGCTCTGATTCTGCCGAACCTATCACGCAGCGCAACATGCTTTGCGGCCAGTTCTTGATACGAGCCGAGCATCACCTTCCCATGTAGCCAACTTAGCGAGGCAAGATTGGGAAGTCGGAACAGTTCATTAAGTTTGTCAGTGTTGCGCCTTCTGATGTAGCCAGCAATTGATTTGTAGAAACCGCCCTTCGTGGCTCGGCTGTTGAAGTAGTTATAGTCAAGCGGGACCGCCAACTTGCGAATATCGACCTGCATATTTTGCACGCCGTCTTTCCGCTGTTTTGGCCGCGTAAACTTCATGATGTGCTGTGTGACGTACTTAGCCTCCTCCTTAATTACCATGCCGTAATCAACGCCAGCAGCCGACGCCAAACGACCGAGCGCCATTTCCAGTTCTCGGGTTCTTGCCTCAATGGCGATCATATCGACTTGCGAACCTCGATCTGAACTCCGGTGCCCTCGGCGTCGAACTCCATCGATTCGATGAAGTACGTCACGCCCGCGCGCACGACAGTCGTGGTCAGCTGCGGAGCAGTCACGACCTGCGACGCTAGGAAAAATACCGTGAACCGCCCCTCGTCTCGGCGCTGATCTTCGAACGACTGGAACATATTCCGCGAGTTGTTCCAGACGCCGGTGATAACCGTGTTGAAGATGCTAAACGTGATGCCGGCCTGATCTTGAATGGCCGAAAAGTCCGCCTCTAGGCGCACTGGATCAAAGTCTCGGACGGTCATACTAATGGCTCAAATGTCACAACCTTGGACTTGGCGGTGATCGTATCATCCTGCGGCGTGCCCGAGGGAATGTGCCAGTAGGACGAGCGGACGGCATTGCAAATGATGGCAGGTGCTGAGTTAACGGTCATCACCTGCCGAGCGTCACGCAACATCCGGATCAGGTCAGGAATCGACCGTGCCGTGAGAAACAGAGACTCAGACCAGCCGGCGGCAATGCACGCCTCGGCCTGCCGCTCCTCGGCCAAGATGCGCATCGGAGCGCCGAAGGTCTGGAAGGCGTACTGGCAGATCAGGTGCGGAGCGATCTTGACCGTCTGGCTATAGCCAAAAGGCGAAACGATGGCAGTCTGTGGACCGTACAAGTGATCCTCCACAGCTGACGTGCTCGGCACTCGGTCAAAGACGATTGTGCGGTCCAGCCCGTCGCACTCCGGCAGCAGCCCGTACACGAAGTCTTCCCACGACTTTCCACTGGCGCGGAAGGCGGCGTACTTATCCGGCCAAATCTGAAGGTCGATGCGCCGTGCTTTGGAGTCACGCCCAGGCGATGTCGGTCGAGCGTAACTGACTGCCTCAAAAACGCCGTAATACTGAGGGAGGCACTCGATGGCTACGTCG